GCTCTGCCATAGGATCATCCTCAGAGTACACCAAGCGTGTGACTGTAGGCTCAACAGGTTCAATGGCTGTGACTGTGATAACCTCATGCATCACATCTTCCATTTCCTCTGTTTCTTCGTTCCAGACCTGTTCACCTGTGGGCTGCATCTCAGTAACTTCTGCACGACCATCTGCAACCACATACTGCGCTAGTCGGGCCACTGCTACACGGTAGTCTGCAAGCTGTTGGTTGAACTGCTTTTCGTCTGCCGCTGCTTGTAGGTCTGCGGGAATATCACCGTCGAAACAGGCTGCACCTTCTGCAATGATTGCGTCTAGCACTTCCTGATAGTGGCGGTTTGCAGCCTTTAAAGGAATTGTAAGGTTGTGTGTATCACAAAATATACGATTGTTTTCTAAAACGCTAAACATGATTACAACTCCGCATCAAAAGAAATAAATCCTGTGCCATCATTATCTACAATGAACACTTCATCTCCCGCCGTCCAATCGCTTGGGAACTCAACCCTTATGCCACCTGTTCTTTTTCCTGTGTTATCTCCTGTAACTGGGCCAGTTGTTGTCTTTGTTGCGTAACCGCCTGAAAATGTAACGCCTTGAAGACTACCACCATATCCGACAGTAGGAGTTGTCCTCAGTTCAGTTGGAAAACTAACAGTGCCGTATACAAGGTCTAGGTAACCGCCTCTTGCAAAACATACATTAGACATGTAATCACCACTTTCCTTACCCACTTGATAATAATACCTCTGGCACAACGCTAGTTCTTCCCCGTAAGACCGATGCTCGTAGGGCGTGGCGACTTTGCCTAGTTCTAGTTGGACACCTGTGATTTCCCAATAGTTGCCTGTAGCATCTACAAAATCTACACTGTGTTTTGCCGCATAGTTATCTGTAGTATTGTGTGATGTCGGGCCTTCGACGCCGCCCGTATAATCTGCACCTGCGGACAACATAAATTTAATAGCCAAGCCTTCTGTGTTGTCATTATCTATAGTACCCGTTGTGTCGCCAGAGTAAGTTATGACTTTATGCTCCCAAACTCCTGAGGCATCTATAGTATAGTGTGCGCTATTTTGTCGTGCATTAGCGGCATCCCACAGAGTGGCGGCGTAAGCACCCGTTACATTAGACTTTACCCAGAACGACATAGTTACAGGTAATGCGCCGCTTGTACCTTTAGCCATTTGCTGTAGGTCTTGTCCTTCTATTGGATAATGAATTTGAGCATATTGATTACCCGCCAATGAAGTGTCGGCTGTAGTTACTTCTATCTTAAAAGACCTGTCAAACCCATGTTCTACTGGCCCTGTGCTTTGAGAAACTGTGTAAGCCGCCGTAGTCGCAGACCCTTCTTGATAAGCAAAACGATCAGCTAAAAAAGTGTGGTTGGCTGAAACGCTAGTAAATGATGTTCCCCTTTGCCAAACTTGCATAGCACCATTGATAATCAAATTCCTGCGCCCTGCACCAATCAGGTTAAACTGTTCTTGTGGTGTCTCAGCCCGTAGCATTGCCTCACCAGCTATGCCTGTGGGCTTGTCTAGTTCTGCCAGTTTTTCTCTTACGTTAATGGCTGGCTTAGATACGTTTACCGTCATCTGTAATCTCCTTACTCGTCAGCCACTAGGCCATTAGATGCACTGATTGCTGCACCGACAGCGGTTGTTGTATTGTCTACTCGTCGTAGCCCTTGGAACACTGAACGTCCTGCGCTTGTACCCACATGAAGTAACTCAGTGCTATCGTCATAGGCCAAAGCTGTTACCGCATCAGACGAGCCGTATAGCGTGGCTTGGGCATTCTCTTGGAATAGCACCTTCTCGTCCTCGTAGATTTTCTTGATCTGCTCTGGGGATGGGGCTGTCTTTGAAACTCTGAATAAAGCCGCACTGCCACCTGTGAAGGGTTCTGCCGCCGAAACACCATAACCTATCCGTATTTTATGTGTGCTACTACCTTTGTACTGCGTAGAAGCTAGTGTCTCAATCAAAGTTCCGTTTATATACAACTCGTAAAGACTGCTACGACGAATAAAGACAAACTGCGCCCAGTTTCCGTCCCCGATATAATCAGTGTTATTAGAGGTGCTTGGTAATGTACCCTCAGTGCTACCCAAGTAAACATACAACTTACCATTAGTGCTATCGCTTTCGTTTCCAAATTTGATATTGATCGCACTTGAGTCAGATTGCGCTCCTCCCGCCGCTTCATAGCTAAAGAAACGTCGATATGAAGCAGTGCCGTCTTTTTTGACCCACCCCATAATACAAAGGTCACCATTGCCAAAGGTTATATCACTGTTATACGGCTGCTCAAGGTAATTGCTGCTACTAAACCCACTATACGCCACCAGATCAGCACCAGTAGCCACAGGGTTCTTGGTCACAGTGCCAAACACCTGTAAGCCATTGCCGTTCACGCTGCGATCTTCTTCGGCTAGGCGTACTGAGATGTTGTCAGTTAAAAGTGAGCCAGTAGCACTTAGGTTTATTATACTTAGATACGTTGTTGTAGAAGTAGCTGTAAATGTAACTGAGACAGTTTCAGAGGCGGTTCCCGCTGTATCAACATAACCCAAATCTATATTTCCTGCCGCTGACGCAGAAAAAGCAAGTCTACCTTTCGTCCCTGTCACTACATCAATCAATGCTGTAGCGGTATAAACCTTGCCTACAACTGTCGTTATAGCTTGGTATGCATATGCATAGTTTGCATTATTATAAGCAACACTTAGCTGATTAGATGATAAAGATAGAGTCGCATTACCCCCTGCACTCCACCCAGAAATATCACTATCAAACGTACCATTCGTCACCAACTCACTGCCAGTAACGTCAGTATCATCCGTGTCGCTCAAGGTGGCTAGTTTGGTGTCGCCGTTCATCCAACCTGTGCTGAAATCAGACTGAATGTTTGCATGAAGGGCTTCTGGTTCCAACTCAGTTCCCGATCCGGGGTAAGCAACATCGTTGTGAATGTTTAACCCTTCATAATCTGCTGGGGAATAGTTACCTCCGAATGCAATGTAGTTATTGCTAAGAACGGCTAATTGGTCAAAGTCAAAGCTGTTGCCTTGTTTTCCAGATGACCACCCACCATCATTAAATCGGAAAACACTGTCTGCGTTGGTAAAATCGCCTGATGTGTAAGCGGAAACTGGGTAAGCATAAATAGCGTCACCAGATGCGTCATTCCACATAACCCATAGTTTTTTATCATCATCAAAAGCAATTTGAACGCCATCCGCTGTTGATGAAATATCGTACACACTTCCACTATCTGTTATTACAGAAGCACCCGCATCAGTTCCGACTGCAATTGTAGGCACAGGTAAGCCCGTAGCTGCATCAATCGGGGCGTTGGGTAGCACGGTCATGGCTACATCGTTGACTACATTGTTTACGATGCGTGTGTTGCCTTTATTACTACTCCAGAAAGATTGGTTTCTATTTACTAAACTAGTAGCATCCCCATCGTAGTTCGATCTGATGATCTGACAAAACTCAGAAACAAAATCACCAATAGCAAGTGATGTGTGATTAGACGCTGTACCTGTAACTGCAAGTTTACCGTTAAGCATAGTAACCGCTGAAACAGTGGGTTCGTTTAAAAAGTAGTTAGACGCAGAGTTAAACACCATCCACATAGGCAGATCAGGATCATCACCATCATAGATCGTAACCTGATTAGTCTCAGCCACAATCACAGCAACGGCAGGGAACTCCTTACGGCTACCACGGGTGGCAGAGGCTTCTTCATTGTACCATGAGGTATGCTGTGTGCGCTTACGCCATGCACCGCCATCGCTGTCCTTGCGGGTGTCGTACACAAAGATGTCTACGGCTGTGTCGGTAATCTCTCTCGAAAGCGCCCCAAGTGTTAGCTCAGATATATTCGCATCGAAGTTGTCCTTGTCCATGTAGGCAAGGCTTCCTAAGTCTGCGTTCGTTGGGACTTGATTGGGTGCGGTTCCGATAAGTTTAGCCATTATTCATCTCCAGCCCACTTGCGAACGGGGTTCTTAGGTGTTTTCTGCATAATAGGTAACGCCGCCTTTTGCGCAGCGTCTAAACCTGTTCTTAGGTTTGCGTGATAGCCTTCTACAGCTTCCATCTCTGGGTACTCGGTGTCATCTTCGCCCGTCAGCATGTTGCCAGTTTCAACGTAGATAGTTCCGATGATGTCCAGCATAGGTTCCAATGACCGCCATTCGTAAGCACCGCTAGGCGACCAATCTGTTTCTGGGTCAAGATCATCAGGGCGTTGGTTGGCTTCATCTTCTGGATCGTAGTCTTTAACCGCCAGATCAGCCGCTTCTAGTGCAGTCCAGAGGGCTTGTTCGTCAGTGGCTTTGAGGTAATAGGTAGCCATGGCTTATTCCTCCGTCATTGCAGTGATTGTGGCGTCAGATAGCTTCTTGGGATACAGGGCTAGTTTCTTTATCCCTACGTTAGGCAGTCCTTGCGTAGTAGAGTATGCGCCTATGTAAATCCTGTTAGCCTGTGGGAAAACTATACTGCTATCAGTCTGAACTGTAGTATTAGCGTCAGACATTGCAGACAGGCCCGTTACATCGTATGCCGCTGCTAGTTTTCTTGAAAGGTAAGACAATGAAGGGTCGGCACGCACTGCTCCAAAACCATAAATTCTAGCGGTTATGCTGTCATTACCTATCGCACTGCCGCTCGAAGTGTAAAAATCAAATGGCCCTGCGTTGCTTGTAGTGTCTCGCAGTGATATAATTCTAGGGAAGTAACCTTTAGGCGCATCGTCTACTTCCGCATAAACCGTAAGTTCATCTCCGAATGTACCAGCGGTAATATCCATATAGGCACTATCCAGCGCCCTAGTCGCAGTAGAACCAGAGGTGGGGATGTATGACGTTGGGAAGGAGCCAGCTTCGTACTGTAGACCCCAAAGTGCAACCCCGCTAAACGTATCGCCTACAAAGTAAGTTCCTCCAAGTGTATTGCACACATTTAATACGATACCATTTGCTGCGTTATAACTACCCGAGACAGAACACCTATACCAACCATTGCCAACATCCTCGATTGATGCAGATGTATAGTAAGACCCGCCGCCGCCTGTTGCTGTGCCGCTCGATAAATTAAAATCAGCGTACCAATCGTTCAGGCCAGTCGATGCGTTCCATTGCGCCATCCTTAAAAAATTATACCCTTGCGCTTTTGCAAAAACAGAAATCGTGTTCGTACTTGCAGTAGTTAGACCAGCGTATCCCCTGTGAAAACTGTTATCTGCTGATGGCACCAAAACATCCGCAGTCTGTGTTCCGTCTGGCGCTATAACACTGTCTGTCCGCCAAGTAGCGTTTTGGATAGCGAGAGATGTGTTAAGTGTTGCCGATGCCGAAACACCGTTCGTCCTACTTTCCTCAATCAGTAAGCCCTTGCTTTCGCCTGTCGCTGGGTCGTGGTCAAACCGCGCCTCGTCTACCGTTGCCGCTTGCAGTACAGGCTGGTACTTCACGATGGGGTTATTTGTTGTCGCTGTGTAGGCTGTAGTATTGTCTCTCTGTTCAATCTGAACGCCCCAGACTGAAAAGGTGGAACTTCCGTCTCCATTATATGGAACCATACCTCTGCCAGCTACAGCGGTTGTTCCATCAGAACCCGCAATATAAGCCCAAGGTTGAGAAACTGAAGTATTTGTCGTAGCAGTTAAGGTCACACGATACCAACTGTTCCCTACGGCTGTAATAGCGTATTTATCAACGGTAAAACCAGATGCAGAGGTTCTAGAAATTGTTCCATTTGATAAATTAGCCTCAACTGAGGCGTAGTTATTTGACGCGCCGTGTAAGACAACGGTTACATAATCTCTATCTCCATTTTTTAAATATACGCTAAGACTATATTCTGTGTTAGTTATCCAAGAAGTGTTGTTAGTATATTTCAACCCGTGGTATTCGCTTGCCGCAGACCCTTCAGTAAATTGTGTAGCAGTTGATGTGCCATCAGGTGCCGTAATTCCAGTTGTGGTGGATGCATCCATAATTGACCATCTGCCTGTTCCTGCGGTGACTGTTTTAGTGTAATCCTGAGAATACGTTGTTAGATTTTCCTCTGCCTTCGCAGTGGTCTTACCATCCCAGTAAGTCGCAGTGCTGCCACGGGTAAACGTGATCCGTGGATCAAGTGCTTTCTGGTTGGCAAAGTCTAAGAGCAAAGAGGGGCGAACGTCTGGGAGGGATTCGTCGTTTACAAACTTGTCGGCTTTGACTTCGCCTGTGACGTCGATCCCGGTAGACTTCGTGGCAAACTTTTGCACATTATTGTGAAAAAGCTGAACCTCGCCATCTGCAATAAACGAAGCCATAGTCTCGCCCGAAATAACAGAGCCAATTTTAACTCTGCTGTCCCCCCGAAGATGTAGATAGCCTGTCGCAGTATCGTCAATATAGCTGTTCTGCCCATCATGATAAATCTGTAGGTCAGACCCATCACCGAAGATGGCTTTGTCGTCGTCGCCGAAGGACAAGTTACCCGTCATCGTGTCGCCGGAGGCGTCGACCTTATTCTGCTGTAGCTCTACAAAGTTGTTATCAAGCTCAGCGTTAGTGAGGGGCGCATTGTTGTTGGTAACGCCCGTTGCCGTGGTTTGGCGGGTTTTGATAGCCATCTTCTACGCCCCTCTCTAAACTTACGATGCAGACAGTGTGATTGTCCAAGTAACGGACATGGTGTCGTCTGCGGCTTTGTTAACGACTGAGAAAACTGTACGGCACAACATGTCACCGCCTGACGCGGCGTTAAAGATACCTGCCTCAGTGACTGCGCCTGTTGCGTCGCCTGCTTCAAATGAAGACACGTACACAACTTTCTCGTCGTTTGTTCCTGAAATTGTGGTTGAATCCAGTGCTTCGCGAGAACCCAAGATCGAGCCTAGGTCTGTGTCAGCTGCGGCTGCGGCTGTAGAACCTGAACCCAACGCCATATGCGACATGACGCTCTTCGCAGTTCCGGTCATGCGAGACGCAATGTAGGCAAGGCCTGCGTTAACCACGAGGTTTTTAACCTCACGTTGGTCTTTGATGTTTCCGGCCTTGTCCTTCAGGACGATGTTAAGCTGGCCGGAGAGCTTCAAGTTTTCGTTAATCATAACGATCTCCTTCAGAACGTTCTGGAAGCCCCGACAAAATCTTCCTCAAAGTAAGTGAAGTCAGAGTATCCCTGACTCCGCAACGACCCCGCGTCGGCTATCGAGGCCACATCCTGTAACAACTTGTCGAGTGCAACAGTGTTAGCGTCTCCTATAAGGGCGCTATCCGAGCGAGGACGGCTGAACGTCTTCGACAGAAGTTCACTTGCTACAGGTATATCATAAACGTGTTTATTTGAAAGCAAATTCGTACTGTCGTCAACTCCGGGCGTCTCAGAAAACGCTCGAATAAAGTCGACCTGACGCTCGAACACGTCGATTGCTGTCGGCGTCTCAGTAATATTCTTACCAAAATTCGCCACAGATATTTCTGAAATAGACGGTGCTTCAGTGAAAGAGCGGCTGTAGTTAACCTGCCTATCAAAACTTTCAGACACAGAAAACGCGTTCGCAAACGGCTTCGCCAAGTCTATCGTGTCATTGTCCGTCACGCTTGGTGCTTCAGTAAACGCGCGGATGAAGTCGACCTGACGGTAGAAACTATCTGTAGCACTCGCAGTATTGTTGTTAAACTTAACGAACTGCATCTCTTGGTCATCCAAGATAGACGCTGTGCCATCCACGTCGTCTGTTGCGTCTACAGTGTCAGTGAACGAACGACTGAAGTCTACTTGGCGGAAGAAGCTCTCTGCTACGCCTGCACCATCTGCGACAACTTTGCCCGGTCCAAGGCTTGGGAAGTCAAGCGCGGCTGCAAAATCACTGCCGTAGGTATAACCATCTGCAACGTAGTCTTCCCCGAAGTACGCACTGACGTTTGATTTAGCTATGTTGAACGCGTGAGACTCAAGAACATAACCCGTGTCGTCTAGTGCTTTCCCAACGTCGAACGCGTAGTCAGTATCATCGGCTGCGGGGGCGTCAAACAGACCTTTACCAAACGCAAACGTGTCGATTGCATCTGTGGCTGATCCTGTATCTGCAAGGGGCTTGCCTATCCCTAAAGAGTGCAACTCAGTGGCTAGAGGGACGTCAGCTAAACCTTTACCAACGTCAAACTTATTAATCTGGTCAGTGGCAACTGGAACATCAGTTGGCTGCTTGTTGAACTGAACCGTATCGTCATCAGTAACAAATCCGTCATCAAGAAACGGGGCTTTTGTTACATGCTTAGCAGGCGTGTCGATAGCAATAGGGGTGTCAAACAGCGGGCGTTCAAAATCTTTAAGAATCCTTTCCGCGTCTACAATACTAACAGTATCGGAAAGCGCTTTGTTAAAGTTAAGAACTGCATCTTCAACTGCGCCTACAGTATCCGCGCCATCCAGCTCTTTAAAGAAATGAAACGTTAGTTCTTCAGAAGGTCGTGCGCCGTCGCGTATGTAGAATGTGTCGATGTATTTAGCAAAAAGAACGAAATCGCCCTGCTCTACCGCAAGTTTAATGCGTGATAGGGTCGTCGCAGACATAGAAACACCCAGTCGCTTATAAGCAACTTTAAGAGCGTTTACAAAGACTGCGGATTTTAACTTCATGCAAAGTCCTCACGGATTCGGAACTTAATCACTTCGTAGAGCGTCTCGCGCAACCCTGTAGCTTTAACAACCTCAATCTCTCCCTCGTATACTCCGGGTTCTTGGTTAAGATCGTTAGTCTCCCACTGAAGAACGGCCACGCCCTCTTCGGGTGTTTCAGGGTTTATGTACAGCTCTCTGGAGAACAACACAGTCTCTTCGCCCGCAGCTCTGAAGTGCAAGGTTACAGTAGCGCCTGTAAGATCAGTCGCTGTATCCGTATCTTCGTCTGTGAAAGACAATCTTATCTGAGGGCCGGTATCACCTTGAACGTAGTTAAACGATGTAGCCATTATGCCCTCCACCTTCTGCCTTCGAAGTTCTGACTTCTAACGCGCATATTAACATGCCGATATTCACGCGCTTTCGCTTCGTCAGCTTCTTTAGCGAATAGTTGTTTGTAGTACATGGCAAGGTCAGGATTACTCCACTCTTTGCCCGGAACAGATGCGAGTAGCGATATAGCTCCGTAAGAAATGCAACGCCCGTGAGACTCAAAAATCCAATCCTCAACGCCTGTTGCCGTTAGTTTTGTTTTTAGTGCGCCCCAACCACGGAACGTGTACTTTCGATCGGGGGTTGGGTAAAACCGAATCGACGTGTCTTGGTAGATCGTGTAGTAAGACGGAGCGCCATTTGTCTCGAACTTAGTAGAGTCTAGGTGTCGATCCGTAACACGCGTCAACTGCCGCCCATCAATCACAACCTCGTAAACGTTTTCTAGGATTGCTTCGTTGCTGGGGATAAAGATAGGATACTCAGCAACGTTCCGAACCGCAAAGTCGTTTTCAATCTCAAAACGCCATACGCCGCTACGCTCCAAAAACTTAGAAGCCGACTCTTGCAAGTGCGACTCCATTACGATCTCAGGGCAACCGGGCAAGAACGGTTGTATGTAAGGGTAGAAACTGTCCCATGTAGTAGTCGCCATAACTTACCCCTCCGCCGGTGATGGAGCTACAGCAGCGTCGGTCTGCGTTTTAGCCCCTATGGACGCGGTGAACGACTGATACGCTGCGACGGCACGGGCTTCATTTGCCCCATACTCTGCGTCTTTTGAGTACGCTCTGTACAATATCCAGTCGGTAATCGGTGTTAGGTAGATGTCGTCCAACTTAATAACTTCTGTGTTGGACCCTGTCGGGTCTAAGTCAGACTCGCTAAGTGCGTGACGCCCCGGAACGTCGGCGTAGATAATCTCTAACTCTGCCGAAGTGGTTGCCGGAGGATAAACGTAAAATTCTTTCGGGTGACGCGGATCGTAGGTGTAGTGCTGTATATTAACAGTGCCTGTTTCGCTATGCCACGTGGGTTTTTGATCGTCGAGAACGCTGCGGGCAACGACGCGTACGACTTTTTTAGTTGAGCTTGATGCCAAGTTACGAGTGACATCAAGTAACCGCAGTGCGGAGGAAAATACAGTTGTAAGCTGCTGACGCGTACCCGCAGCGCAAGTAAATGTACCTGTCTTAGCGTTTGCATCAGGGCGTAGAAGAACAATGCTCATGTATGCTTCATTGAGCCAGTTCTGCAATTCTACACGAGGCCAACGAACGCCTGTATCTTGAAGAATTGCTTCTACGCGTTCGATAACCTCAACAACTTTAATTTCCGCCATCTTCCCAAGCCTCATTTACATCAGGCGTGCTTGGGTCATCGGCTTTTAGCGTTCCATCGGTATTACGCGCACGCTTACGCACCGCTGGTGCCTTTTTAGGGGCAGCTTTTTTAGCAGGCGTTTTGTGTTTTTCCGCCAGTTGGGCACCGGCTTCGTTTAGCTGAAACTCATCGTTTACGATTTCGGCAATCAGCACACGTTCTCCGTCAACCGTAACGCGGCCTTTGCCGCCTACGATTTCGCCGCCAAGCTGTTCAATAAGTTGGTAAACGTCCATAACGTTCCTCCTATCGCGATTGGGAGGGAGCGAACCCCCTCCCGTTAGCTATTAGCTCGCTGAGCCAACGATAGCTGTTACAAGAGAGTCGTTTTTGACAACCTTGCGGCCATAGACCGCTAGACCGCGAACGATGTCGCCGAAGTCTGTTTGGTTGCGTAGAGGCTCTGTTTTCGCGATTTGAGATGCGAACGACACGGCTGATTTGTGACCTGCGATCATTGTGCGGCGTGCTTTCGCGCTTGAAAGAGTCGCGCCTGTAGATGTTGCAGCCTGACCGTTAACAAGCGCCTTGCCTGCTTCACCTTTTGGTAGAAGGTTGGACACGTACACAGTGAAGCGGTCCAACTGGCCTATTTTACCTGTACGAACGATGCTTGACTGATCGCCTGTGAAGTACGCTTGCGCGATGTCTGTTTGCATCAGCAAGTTACGATCACGTGGAGTCATAATCAACCAACGGTCGCTTTCAGGAACGTTCTGTTCGTCCAATGCTGCTGACATAGCAAGAATTGTGTTTAGAACGTTTGCTGGTGTCGCTTGGTCTACTGGGGCTGTGTCTGTGCCCAAGTTGTACGCGCCTGATTTTGCGCCTGCTGTCGCACCTGCGTTTGCAGAAGCAGCACCTTCAGTAACAAACCACTGGAAGAAGCACTCGTTTTCGATTTCGATTTTAAGTTGCTTCGCAGCGTCGTCAGTGAACATGTTCATCAAGTCCATGTCCGCTTGGTGTGCAAGTACGTCGTTGACCTGAACGCTGAAGTACTTACCTTTGTTGATCTGCATGTCTTGGTAGATCGGTGTAGGTACTTCTGACGATAGAGTTGTGCCCGCGCCTGCATAATCATTGATTGTGATTGAAGGTGCAGTACGGATACGAATTGTATCGCCTTGGTTCTTGATTTCGCCTTCCCAATCAGTGTTGGCGATTTCAGTCATCATAGTGTTCGCGTAGAACTTAGCATTCAGCTTGTTAGACCACAGTTGTGGAATAAACGAACCGGAATACGATGGGGATGTGTCAAAGCTACCTGAGCTTACAACGGGGAATACAGCAGCCATTTTGGCCTCCTATTAGTTTCAGTTTGGTCAAGAAACTGCTGCTTATCGTTAGGCTTTTACGCGGCCTTCCAAATAGGCAGAAGTTATCTCAGCTTCAAGTTTTGATGCCTCCTCGAACTGCCCTTTAGTGTTCAGATTGCGAACCCTAGTCCAAGCTCCTGCGATTTCTCGCTCAGAGTATATTTTCTTCGACTGATCCGCCTTCTGCATACTTACAGAACGACTTGGCGAAACCTGCTTTTCAAGCTCAGCTTGGCGAGTGTCTTTGACTGGCTCAGGCGCTTCACTTAGGCTCTGCTTAAACAACTTCACATAATGTGCAACTGTTTCTGCGTCACCTGTGTTAAACGCGTTTTGCGCTACGTCACGACGCGGCCCGTTAAGCATGGGTTCATACTCATTAAGCCACTCCATCCAACGTTCATCGGCATCAATCTGGTCAAAATCTGGCACTAACTGGCGTAGCTTTTGCCCAAAATTCATTTCTCCGATCTGACTTCCGGTATTCTGCAACTGATCTTGCAGAGCCTTAATCAACTCTTCTTGCTTCTCAAATCGGTCCTCATATTCCTGAGCGACTTCAGTAGCAATGCGACGCTGGACGTCTAACAACTCGTCACCAAACTCTTCTCGATCGGCGTCGGTTACTAAACTAACTCGTTCCTTAGGTTTTTCTGCATCTGCTTTCTTCGCAGCGTCCTGCGCCTCTTTTAGCGCTTTCATCTGGTCGGTCAGCTCCCGAATCTGCTGGTGCAGTCTCGGTACTTCAGCGTCATACTTACCCTTTAAGGTTTTGTACTTCTGCTGAAACTCGTCCGCAGGGTCTTCCTTCGGAGACTCGTCAGTCGGCTTTACTTCTTCAAGTTTAGCTTCTTGTTTCGCAGGTTCTTCAGTTACTTCAACCTGAGTATCCTCAGCTTCTTGCTCTTCTGGAGCGTCGTCGCCTTGGGCTTTCAGCTGTTTCTCTAGTTCTTCTACTTCCGCAAGCTGTGCCTGCACTTGTTTCGGCAATGCCATTATCATCTCCTTAAAGCACCAACTCTGTTTTGCAGCGCCCGAAGTATGCTGCTCCCGTTATGGTGTGCTTCGGTTTAATACCTTGGCCGATTCTTCAACCGCCCTCAGTAGGTCTTCAAATGCCTCCACTCGCCCTTGCAACCGGTGGATTTGTACCATGTCGGTTGCGGATACAAGTTTAGACTTAGCCTCATCTGCTTGGTCTTGCAGCAGCTTTAGCAGAGCATCGTTTCCTAGCTCCTGTAGCCTATTAAGCGCTTTTGCTTGCTGCGAGTCAACAGAATTAAGGTTAATCATATGTTTATATCATACCCAATAGTGTGTCAACGAATCAAGTAAAGCCATTAGCGACCATTCGGACGGCTGCTAACGAAGTTACTTTCGCGTCCGCCTTGCTCTGATCCGTCTTCCTGAAGCTGAGCTTCAGCCTGCATTTGCTGCATCATCATAGCCTGCTGCTGGGCAGCTGCTTGCTGTTTTACAACATCTTCGCGGCTAGGAACAAGACGATCAACGTTTGTGTTAAGATTACCCGCCAAATCGCGCATAAGCTCCGCTGTGCCGGGAAGGCCGACAATCTGCTGGGCGACTGGACTTTCGAGAACAAGACGTAGGAACTCAGTCTTACGCACAGACTCCGCTTCTTTGACAACAAGGGACATAGCTCCACGGGCGACAATCTGTACGTCCCCTATCAAGTCAGGGTCGCTTGCGTACCGCAAGTTGCGTTGATACTGGCGCTCGAGCATTGGCGTCATAACGTCGTGGTCGATGTTACTAATAACTTGCTTGATCGACTTGCCTGCGTTTGAAATAAGCATAGACAAGCCGGAAGACGTGCGACCCGCGCCGGGAACGTGCTGCCCCGTCATGTACCGCGGGATGCCTGAAACCTCATCAGCGAGGTCCATAAACTTCGAAAACACCGCCATAAGCTCGCCAGCGTTAGAGTTTGGTTGGAAAAAGCTAAGGGGTGGGCTTGAGTCTGCGTAGTCAGACTGCGTGAACTGCCAAATCTTCCAAGGGTACATCTGTGTGATGTCCTCCCCTGCTGGAAGGCGGCTAATATTAACGCCGACCTGTGGACCTGAGGAGATACCCATATTGTTAGCTAACGCTCGAGCGGCGGCGTTACACATGTTCTGGGCGTCCATACAAAGGTCAGCGACCCCATTTCCGTCGATTCTGCCGGGAACTTTCTCGAAGGAAGTGAGATAGTAAGGTTTACGGCCCAACGGGTCGTAGTTCAACACAGCTTTGATAACTACGTTATCAATCATCCAAACTTCGCACGGGTACGACATTTGCGGGTCAGGAATCTCTAACTCGTCCATGCCCCACTCAAGCAGCAAATCACCGGGCACAGAATCCCACAACTGGATTGCTGCAACCAGATCGCCCGTTGCATCGTCAAAATCACGACCCGTCGCGTCCTCAAACTCTGCGTCGTCGTGGTCTAGCCAGTCCAGACCCCCCGACCCGAAGTCAGCAAGAATCGACCTGATTGACTCTTCGTTATACCCTTCAACGCCTAGCATCGCCTCGATGTCACTGCGGGTAAGGTGGTGAACCTCAATAATAGGCATGTTCTGGAGATCGTCGCCCCACGGTGCCCAGTAGAACTTGAACGGATCAACCCGCTCCCACTCATCGCGCAGCACGTCTACTGGTTGTATTCCTTCAGGCCCGCCATACTGCAAGACCTTTCGCCGTCTGGGAATCGGCCCTTTCAAAATGGCATACGGGAACGTCGCAATGTCGTTTGTAAACTCAAACAGCGCTTTGGTAAAATTACCTTCCGCCATCTGGTCTTCCATTTTAGTTTCCATGCGTTCCACGCGCTTCTCAGCTTCGTGTTTCATCTCCCGCATCGCGGTGTCTTTCATACCCGCAGCAAGCTGTTTTAAATCCATGGGGTCCAGTGGCGCGTTACCCTCAGCGTAATACATCTGAAGGTTGCCTTCCATGATCCGTTGCAAGTTAGCAATAACGTCTGGGGGAACGTCAGGCACCGGAGTCGGCGACAGGCTCCACGGCTTGTCAGCACCCGTGCCGAGCAAAGTATCTCTCAACCATGCTGTGGCAGTCCGGCACTTGGTGCTGACAATCCCCATGAATATCTCTGAGCCGCCTTGTTCGCGAATCTCAGCTAGTTTCTCTGGCTCGTACTCCATGTTCCGCGCTCGGACGCACTGAATCAGACGGTCCTCTATGTTCTCGCGGTGGTGGTCTCGCATCACCTCCCAACGGCGGCGCGTATGCGCAGCTAACCCCTGAATGATGGGTTGATTCTGCATCTCAGCAGCAGCACGTTTAGCCGCAGCTTCAATATCTGAAGCACGGGCGACGGGTATAAGTGGTGAACCTAACGCCATGGCAATACCTTCACTTTCGCCTCGAAAGTACCATCCAGCTACTAACGAGTCAATCTGTTATGTCCAGCCAGCAGATGACACACGTACAACCTCTCTGCGGTTGCCTGCCATCATATGACCGCCGAAAACCTCGCCTCCATCAGCATGGAGACACAAGTACTGGAACGCATCGGCAACATCGGACCACGGGTGAGACTTTTCTGGCTTCTCGTCTTTTTCGCCCTTGGTGTTTATTTTGTATCGGTACTTACCAGCTAGTGCTTGGACCAACGGCTTAGCCCCTTCGGGGTCAAGGATCAGCCCATACTTACCATCTACGACTCTCGTCATAAATTTCTCTACCGCTGCGAGTCTAGCAGCAATCGAGTTCGAACGCGCGGGTCGGACAGTAAACCCCTCGTTTTTATAGATGTCAGCTACGGTGCGCTCATCTGTCTGCACCCGCTGAAACGCTGCCGGGTCGATTATTACCAACGTCCGTCGGCCCGGAAACTTGTTTGATAACAAGGGCTTAAGCTTCTCGCGCACGAACCGCAACGCCCCCATTCCATCTGATATTATCGCATCATGCACAATAAGTCGACCATCATATGCAACTTCGCCGACAACGGCAGCTGGCGTCAGCCCTGCGTCGACGCCGATGATCAACGGATTGTCGCTGTACAACGGTGTTATCTCGGTCTTAGCCACATGACTCGCTCTGTCAAACGCCCTAAATACTGGCTGACCGCTTAACGACTTACCGAACTCAGCGTGAATATACACACTGATCCAGTCTTCGGTCTTACCCTGCGCTAAGTTATCGTAGTAGTCATCAGGCAGAAACTGCGTCCAATCGGCCTCAGGGCTAAGCCCCGACGGCTGTATCGTGACATGGACGTTATCTGGGGGTTCCGTGAGTAGCTCTTCCCAGAAAGTATCCTGATCCGGCGGGTTCGTCATACCCCACAGGTGCGCGTTCGACCGCCCATCGTCGGTTTTACACCCCACTCCGTTCATCATTTTGTCCGGATAACGCCCCACACGGCCCTGCGCAGCGTTATAAATATCGGGGTGAATCTCTCTAAACTCGTCAAAAATGATGAAACTCGCCTGTAGCGACAACAATCGCCGAACGTCGTTCGAGTCATCAAGCCCGCGGAACAACACTTCGCACTCAATATCACCGACTTTTAGAATAAATTTGTACTCAGTTTTGAGGAATGACCCCATAACCCCGTCAGGTATCCACTTCAGGAAGTCAGGAATTGACGTATCCCGCAACTGTTCACGCGTGTTACGAACCCAAATACAACGCGAGCGTCGGACACCGTCCTTACATCTCGCCATCTGCGCCGCGTGATGCAGGATTTTCATTATACCCGCGGTTGTTTTAGTCGATCCAACAGGTCCAACAGCCAGCGAAATAAACTTTTCAGAGTAGAAAAACTCGTCCAGACTTTCGATGACTTGGAAGTTAATCTCATGCGTCATGTATCCACCGCGGAACTTGTCCCCTCGATTGTGATGCCCTGCTCGTCTTTAGCGCGTGTAATGTTTATCACAACCTGCGGACCCGTGCCCGTCTCAGCTTTTACGTCCGGTTCAAGCCGCCCCATCTTGTTGAGCATTTTCTGAAACTCAATCTTCGCATTCACGTTGATCGTAGAATCTTGCATAGTGCGGAACAAGTTATCGAGGTTTACTGCGCCCATCAAACGCGCAAGCGTTTCCATGTTGGAAGGGTCTTCCTCCAACATCTCTAGCTGCCCCCTAGACAGGATCATATTCTCATCGTCGGGGGTCAGACTCCGAACTTTATCTACCTGACTGCTCATGAATACAAAGGATAGGGACTGACGGTGTTTAAGTCAATATAAATGGGTAAGGAGAACAAAACAAGAACAAGGGTAAAAATAGGGGTTGGGTTATACGGGATACATAAGGGCTGGGGCCAGGGGGGAGGGGGGTCGGTCCCTGTACCCCATTGTTTACGTCGCCGTATATGTAGGAGGGATAAATATATATTGTGGACATTTCGGGCATTCGTTCGTTTTGGAAGCACGCGCCGAGCTACCGCGCGTAAAAGATAACGGGCCTGACCGCGCCCAGTGCAATGCGGGCTATATCTTGAGGGGCATAACGCGTGAAGCAACACGCCTGAGGCCAACTGCACGTCACTCATTTGCGGCACCGACGCGTCGGGCAAAAACAGTCTACTCTAACATGACATCGGCGAGATTGTCAGATTTATCTGATCAACATGTTACAGCTCCAAAGGCGGGACACGCATCCGAGAGGCTCCCCAAACGTATTAAGCACGGCGAGTGCCCAAGCGGCTCGGGTAAATAGCGCATGACACATTGTGTGCAGCGCGTGACAGGACAACTGGCCAACCAGTTCGCAGTTTATCTGTGCCTGCTCACCCGATCTGCACCTTGTGTCAATGTAGGGTGCATCATGTCGGTGCATCCTAGTTTGACACAAACAGGAGGCTATTATGGCTATTCGTAAATCTCATTACGTTCGCGCTGCGATCCGCGGCATCAATACACGTGCAACTTCATTGCGCAATGACATCCAAGCTATCGCTATCGAGTGCAGCGGTCACGCATTCATTCACGGCGACGTCACATTGTTTGACGATTTGTTTGACGCATTGTCTGGCATGAACCGCAAGTTGTTCGTCAAGTGGGTAACCAAGTATGGTTTTGCATCTATCGACGGCGAGACTGGCAAATTCAAGCTCAACAAAACAATGCGCAAGAATACCGACTTCGGTGGCAATGACCCATACCAAGATTGCATTGACTGGTTAACTGCTAATGCATCCAAGTGGTGGGCAAAGGAAGAAACTGCAAAGCAGATCGCAAAGGATCAAGACGTTGCTGAGTTGTTGGCTGCACTACTGCGCAAGATGGACAAGACTGAGGCCGATGGTGCCACTGTCAAGAATGCAGACGAACACAAGACTGCTGAGTTGATCCACCTAGTCACAGAACGTGCGCGCCGTGCCGCTGCATAATCCAACGACTGAACCTATTATTACAACCTGCGCCACTGGTTCGGGTTGTAATATTTGTTGTAATAATACCAAATGCCTGTTTTCTAAGGCTTTTTTATACCTATTATTACATTATTACATTATTACATAAATAAATAGAGCAGTCTCGTATGGCACTTTTGTTTACGGTAAACATAAAAACGCGCATGCAATCGCTCTCCAGTCTCTACTCTCTCTGGCAGTGTAATAATGTAATAATAGGCACCTAACCTATTGTTCTCAAAACAATAACACGTTTTTCAATCTGTAATAATACAACCATGCGAGGTGTAATAATGCGAGACATCCTACTCTCAACACTGGCGACGTGCGCCGTCGCGTTCCTTTTCACTTGGCTAATCATCAACTGGTTACTCGGTTGTGGTGAGGCATTTCCCACCATCACAGGCGGCTATGTCTACGGCGAGTGTTGGCTGCATCCATGGGAGGCACCAAAGTGAGTTACTACAACGGTCTTATGTTCGATGTAGAGGGCAACGCCTTTTACACGCCTATATTCCCCGCCGCCGACGATGATGCTGCATGGGAGTATATCCAGTCAGAGTATCCAGAATACTCGCCAGTCGACGTTCTATTTGCAGGAGGTGACAATGAGTGAACGCCCATCAATCCAAGTAAGTATCAAACATGTTTACGGCGCACGTAGGGTATACCCTGCTTGCATACGCTCGCGCCAATTCGCGGAGATTGCAGGGACACGCACCCTGTCGGACTACACGATCTCGTGCATCAAGAACCTTGGGTTCGACGTCAAAGTAAAAGCGGAGGAACTGTGACATGACGGAAACCTTAGAAGAAGCCCTTGAACGTCTGCATGCAACACACGTTGCGCAAGTTGCAGAGGCCATAGGTAGATCATCACTAGGCCACCTTGAGGGATCAATCAAAACGCACTTTGGTGAACGCTGCGCCGATTACGATCGTGACTGCGTCGTCTGCCAAGCATGGAATGCGTGGGATACCCTCGCCAAACTATATGAAGTGGAGACCCCATGAATATCTTTGTACTCGACACCAATCCGCAAACCGCCGCGCAGATGCACTGTAACAAGCATGTGGTCAAGATGCCTTTGGAAGCTGCGCAGATGTTGTCCACCGTTCACCATATTTATGACAGTGACGACTCATCACGCGTGTACAAGCCAACGCATCGCCACCACCCTTG